TAAATATCGGGCGGATTGTATTAAAACGATCACCGCGCTCCACCGACGTTCTAACCGAAATTGGGCCTGCAAGTGAGTCTTCATCTAAACTCTCCGTTGGTGCCTCGTACACCCCCGCTCTAATTGTATAAACGCCGTTGGAATACACCAGTGAGCCGTTCATCGCAGATAACAGCTTGTTGATATTGGCTCTGTGCGAGTCAGTAGCGAATAAAACACCGTTGGCAGTGAATCGCTTTTGCGTGCCGCCAGGGATGGCGACTGAAACATCACAAGCATCCGCCGCTGTTTCTACTGCGTCCCAATCAATCTTGGCTACAGGTACTGACAATCCAAACGTGGTGTCTGTCAGGTAATTAGCCGCACACAGAGCGGGGTTGTCTGTCCACTGTTGATAGGTTGCATTCGTTGGGTTTGCGCCTGCTGATGTATCGAGGCGAGGGTCATAGATGTCCTTCTTACCCTTTACCAGCGCCTTGATGTCTCGTGGCGTCAGTCTGTCCCATAGTTCCTGAGAACCGTCTGTTCTGACCCACTGAGTTGTGATGCAAGATATGTTGGGCGTGGTGTGCGATGTAGTCCAAACCGATGGGAATGCGCCTCTAAGCAATGACGCAGCAGCTTGGTTTGATGCCCCTGTCTGTCGTTCAATCTGACATATCGTGTCGCTATCAATCGGGCCAAACGTCCCAGCAGTAACTCTGGATTGGAAATCAATCTGCGCGTCAAATATCTTCTCATTGTCGAAATAGACATCTGTGATGTCCTCAACCTCATGCCCAGTGAGGGCGATGGAGTGATATAGCTCACGATTGTCCGTTCCTGCCACGCCCACAAAGAAGATCGGGCCAGATACCAAGGCTTCGCCATAGACCATTTTCTGGGGTTCAATCGTACCCCTAACCGTCTGCTGTCTGGATCTGTCTGTGTCAGGCTGTGGCATTGACAAATCCGGAATCAATGCCTTCATCGCCGCATTCGCAAGAGCCGCACCAGCAACAACTGCCGCTGTTCCCGCAGCCATCACAACAAAAGTTGAAGCTGTAGCAGCCGCGCTTGCCCCGCCCACAACGGCCACGGTCGCCAACCCGACTTTATAAATCGCTAGACCAGCGGCTACAATTACTTGTGGCACTTAAACGCTCCATCCTGAGACGAGATAGCGGTCGGGTATCTGTGCGAACCCTTTGCTTGTTAAGCAGACCACATTGTCTCTCAATTTAATTCCACAAACCTGACCGACAATCGGCGCGGCAACGATACACGGGTCGCCATCTTTCAATTCGTCGCTCGGTTCGCCCAATATGCTGCCGATGAAATCGACAAGCTCGCCCTCTCTCCCAACCAATAACTCAGCCTGTGCTTCTGATTCGTATTGAAACCCAGCCGAGTAGTCTTTACCTGTTAGCTCTTTGACAACGAAGGCGATGAACTGGCAGCAGTCGGCATCGCCATATTTGAAATCGCGCTTTTGCCACTTGTTGAGTGCGGCATGGACTCTCATCATCCCCTCGGGTTTACGTTGATGTTGTCGTATATGTTCGGGTTAGCAGGCCCGCCAGCAACAGCATCAGAGTTTGGATCACCCCACCGAATCTTCGCCCCCTCAATGTCAGCCATGAACTCGAAACCTAGAGAGCCAGCAGAGTCGGATTGCAACTGCGCGTCGGTATACTTCAGGTTCGAGGCTTTATCAAAACGCGCAAGCTCAGACTCAGCAGTCAGGACAATCACATCCCCGTCAGCCGCGCCGACACTTAGCTCCATCTGATCCATCGCGCCTTCCCAAACGATAGTCGGGTCAGCAATCAGTACATCGTTTGCGTTCAGGACTCCAATGTAAACCGTGACAGGCTGAAGGTAGTAGTCCTCATTCAGCGCAGCGCCTGAGATGGTTGCGTCTAACCCAGAGAGTGAGAGCGTGATCTTATACGGGCTGATCTGTGCGCCCTCTTCAAGCTGGCTGATCTCGCCAAGGTCGCCAGTACCCAGCCAATCATTCCCACCCCATGTGTAGGTGCCGATGGAGTTGTGCAGGTAAATAGTGCCAGACGGGAACTCCAACTTGGCAAATGTGACGAGCGCGACGTGATCTGACGATAGCGCCGTTAGTACCGCTGATGGGAAGCCACGACTCATGCTAGAACGTCCTCAACGGCTTCAATCGTAAAGCTGGATATGATTCCTGGTTGAGTGTCCCATGACGCTGGGCCTGCAAGCATAAACACCCCAGAGACGGGCGTGAGGTAGTCTACAACAGTATCGTCCGCTGGTGTTTTTCTGATAGGCGGTGCAATCGACAAGGTGACGTTACCTGATACGTCTGAATTAGCATCGACCACAACCATGTGCAGTTCGTTGTTGAACGAGATGTAGTCACCCGCTCTCAGATAGTTATTGACGTTGGCCGTGGCACCATCGCACACCAGTGCGGTTCCTGATTGACTCGCGCCGTTGATTGACAGTGTGCCACCACCCGCACCCCTTCGGGTGTAGGAATGATCGTGCAGTGTGAATCTGTGCTGCTGCCCGTTTAGCTTAACCAGGAACGCCTGCATCTCTTGGCGGTCATCGCCAGACAGGTTGTTGAATTGTAAGCTGGCCTTCCACAGCGAACCCTTGCGAGATGACGTTTGCACTGCATTGGTTAACGGCGACTGAAACGTGCGAGTGTTGGCTACAAGCTCAAACGTGTTCGTCGTGGGAGTGATGCTTGGGAACGCGAAAGTGGTCATCTACACAAATCTCCTGCGTCGCATCAAATCCTGAATGGTCATTATAGTCTGTTGAGATGTCTGCGCCATAGCTGATTTGATCTTCTGGTCAACGTCAGCGCCAGATCCGCGAGCATCTACGTTGTTTATCACGGTGATCCCGCCAGCCGCGCCCTTTGTGTGGTCAATAACGGTTTCATTTGGGTGAACCATAGCCATACGACCACCCTTACCATCAAGACCGCCAGCGCGAGCACCATGCCCAGTAAAACCGCCGCCCTCAAAGCTCTGCGCTTTGATTTGAGCAACGTTTGCCAAGCCCGTTGTTAATGCGATGCCTGCCATGACTTGAGGTATAGGGGGAGGGAGCTTCAACGCCAAGGCGTTGTTAACAGCCTCGAACGTGCTAATCGTTGCAGCGGCAATACCAAAAGCCTTCTGAATACGAAACATCTTCTTGCTTCCGGTTTCCATAGAAGCAAACTGGTTTGTCATAGATAAAGCCGTGGCCTTATCTTGTTCCTTCTGCCGAGCAAGCTCTGTCGCCTTCCTTTTAGCTTCAGCGTCAGCGGCTTTTTGCCTTTGCTGCTCCAGCTTTTCTTCTGCCAATCTGGTTCGTTCAGCATCATTAGCCAAGATGAGCGCAACTGCTTGTGAGTCTTGCCCAAGGCCAAGCAAAGACGCTTTGTATAGGTCTAATGCAACCTTCCCGCCAGACAGACGTATATGCTCTTCCAGAAACTTTTGATTAAGGCTTTCTTGTTTGGCAATAGCGCCATCTTTTAGCTTATTCGCCTTTTCCTGTGCTTTATCCGCAGCCTCTTGATCTTTCGTCGCCTGCTTTAGAGTCTCCAACCTTCTCGTCAAGGTTATTATTGCAAACTCTTCTTTGCTGATTTCGCCATCCTTCATGGCGTTGTATTCAGCAATAGCAGTTTCGCTCATGCCATATGTCTTGACCTGATCTTGTAATGACTTAGCTTGCTCTCGATTGGCAAGAACAGCCGCGTCATTCACAGAATTCAGTTCTCTTTGAGCGGCAGTCTTTACTGCAATCGCTGCTGAATTCTCGTTTATCAATCTCTCAAGCGTAGATAACTGACGCTCTCGCTTAGTGTCCGTTGCTATAGCTGCGATGGTTCCGTTTCGGATGCCATCTATTTCAGCCTTGTACCGAGCGGACTCCTCGATCAGATCATCTATCTCTTCCTGAATCTCTTTGTATTTCTTATCTATTCCCGCCTGCTCTATTTCTTTGAGCAAGGGAATCATCTCTTTGGTTATATCGTTGAACTTGCCCGCCTCTTCACCAAGGTCGGCAATCGCATCAGAAGAGTTTGTTAGCGCGTCCATGAACGGACGAGAAAGTGCGGCTCCAACGGCAAGAATACCGCCGATCATGGCCCCTTTAGGGCCGAACAAGGAGGCAACCTGGGAACCCTGCTGACCAAAGACGATCATCGCGTCAGTGCCCATCTGAAGCTGTACAGCAACGTCCTGAACCTGATGGCCTAACTGACCAGCACCACCACGCATCAGGCGCATTGTTCCGTTAAGGTCTTTACCAGCCTTAGCGGTATCGCGCATCTTGGTGTTTATGCGATCAAGAGGCTTGCTTATCTGGTCTTTGACGGTTGCCCGTACCTGAATTTCAGCGCCTGTTGCCATCCACCATCTCCTGCTTTACACGGTAGTATGTGAACCAGTGGTTAAACTCGTTCTCCGTCATATCCAACACAACTGAGAGGGGCTGACCAAGGCGACTAGCTAGTTCAAACATTAAGAACAGATCAGTCGGCTCCCCTTGGTCATCAATCAGTTTTTTTCACGTTCCTCTTCGTCATCGCCCACAATCCCTAAAGCGAAATTGCCAAGACGAACAACGATGTCAGGGTCAACACTCTTCTTGAGCTTAACCTTGTCCTCTAACGTGAATACTGCCTCTCCCTGTTCATCAGTTAAGGCAAATATGCAGGCATAAACCAAGTAATCCCAAGTATCCCCATCAGCACGCTTCGCTAGGCGAGACTTGCCATCAAGGGTGAGATTCTTGGCATACACCGTAGTTTCCCATTCGGGAACATCCATACTTCTTATTTCGCGGCTACTAAAATGAGCAACCGCTTGATCTATTAAACTTGCCATTAGACAGTGGCCGTACTCAGAGCGCCGGAACCTTGTACGCTGATTGACATTTCAACCATGCCATCAAATGACGTGCTCTTGCTTACACCAGTAACCAGTGCTGTACCGCTGTAGTAAGTAGCGCCAGCGCCATCACCCTCTGGGTACAAGCCCAAAGTAACGCTTGAACCGACACCCAAGGCAACTTGCCCTGCGGTATCAGTTTCATCCCAATACACATCCAATGAGCCATCGAATGACGTAAGCGTAATGCTGTGCGTTCTTGCCGTATCGCCCATCGTGGTGGTTTCAGCCGTGTCAGCAGTTTCGTTAAGGGAAAAGGAACGGACTTCTGCAACATCATCAGAACCGACCTTAACAACCCCATCCTTACCGGTATGAGTAGCCATCTTTTAATCCTCCTCGGATTTATCAGTTTCTTCCGCTTCTGCGGAGGTTTCATCAATAGCAGCGTCCGTCCGAACCCAGCCCTTTGATTCTAGGTATTCAACTCGGTCTAAAGTGACTCGAATGATTGAACCGTTATATTCCATTTCGACCATGTTAAACCGCCGTTGTTGGATCGTTTTCTTTAGTTGCGTAATCAACAAGAATACGCAGTGTCGCTCTTGCCACGGGCTGATCTCCGTCACCAGAGAACTCAGCATCCATAGCTGTAATCTTTGTGTCTTTCGCGTACCCACCTCTCGTCAGGTCGGTATACAAGGCTACTTCAATCTCAGAACAGATCGTGTCTAATGAATCGTCATAGTTCGCATTGCCACGAACATACGCCTCTACAGTCACCGACAAGGTGCGAATCTGCGTTCTGGGCAAGCCGACAGTGTTGTACTCAGTGGT